GAAAGTTCGTTCAGGCCGGAATCGTAGGTGCCGATGCCGAGTTCAAAGCCGGTGCCGCTGTCCTCGACGAAGTAATGAACTTGGAGGGTGTTGAGCGTCGGAACGACAGCGCTGAACGCGATGTGACGCGGCGTGGCCCCGGCAAGCGCGTAGCTTCCGGTGCCGGCCGTCGTCGTTGTTTCTTGAACCCGATCGAAAAGATTGGCCATGATGTCACCTTATGCGAATGTGATGTCCCACGTAAACTGAATCGCCTCGCCCGTCAGCACTGTCTCCGTCGGGAAGTCTGCCTTCACGAACAAATTGCCCGCAGCGGCGGCGTCAAATACGCCGGCGTTCGTGATGCTGCGGCCATCCGTCGCTGTAATCAGCCCGATCAGCCGAAGCGTGTCGTCCGCCACCGTGGTCGTCACGACGAACGCGCTGCACAGCGATCGCGGCTCCGTCGACTCAGCGAACAGCGTCGTGTCGCCGGCCGCTGTGGTGCCGGCACCTGTGCCCCAGCCGATGAAAAAACTCCACGCGGCTGCAAGCGCGGGCGGGATGAACGCCCGTCCGGTTTCTACTAGAAGCGAAGCCATGCCCTGATCTCCTGTTTTGCCCTGCGCCAAATGCGCGCAAAGCGGCTTTCAGTGCTACCAAACGCAACCACGCCAAGGTCGCGCTTCACGGTCCCGTCGCGGTTGAGCACGACCGCGCGAAGCGTTGCCCTCTTGACGCCGGCACCGAGCTGGACGGTTCCGGTCATGCGTCTCTCACGAATAGGTTGGCCTCCATCGAGAGGACGTTGCCGTCATCTGTGCCAACGACCACCGTGAACTTGTATTGCGTGTCGGCGACTCCGTCAGCCGCTCGGATTTGCACGCGCTTTCCGGAGAAGGACGGTCCCGAGAGCGTCAGCCCGGCCGGCGCCGCAGTGAGCGATATGATCGACGAAAGCGCCTCGTCCTCCGCCATGTCAACCGTGAAGTCGAACGTGAAGACCCGGCTTTCAACCGGCTGCTTTTCAAGATAGGGGAGGTCGTAGCTCATAGCTCATTTTACCATGTTGGACTAGGTTGGCCCCAGTAGCTCGTCTCGCGCGCCCGAGCGCAGTGCGCGGGGGAGCAGGAGGAGCGTGCGCTGATTGAGCGGAAGCCCCGCGAGCGCGATCGACCGGCGGATGCTGCGGGCGTCGAGCATGAGCGGCGTGTCGGGGTAACGCTCGTTCCAGCTCTGCGCTGCGGCGAACGCATCTTTCACGTCCTGATCCTTCCCGTCGCGGATGCCGCGCACGATGTTGTCGTAGACTTGCTGGCGCACCTGATTGTAGAACGCCGCGTCCTGCTTCACGATCCGGTCGTGCGCGTATATCTCGGCCATCGACGCGCTCGAGAACCCGAGCGATTGCCAGAACGACTCCATGTGGCCCACGTCTGTGATCTTCCGGCCGGCCGGATCGGTGGCAACCCCGGTCGTCCAGTAGTTGTAGCCCTTGACCATGTTGCGTGCCGCGACGGGCAGCGCCTCGTTGGCTGCACGATTGTATTCACCTTGCGTCAGAGCACCCACGCCCTTCACTGCACCTTCGATCATCGCGCCGACCGGACCGAGCACATCCGAGAGGACTCGCTCGTAGGTGGCATCGGCCGCACCCAGTCGGGTGCCGGGGATGATGTCGCCGAGACCCACGCGAGAGGAGAACTGCATCCCGGTTAGGGAGTTGATCGCGCCGGTCATCAGGAGGCCGGACAGGTCCGCGCCAACGACGGCCTCGCTCGCATCCTTCAGCGCGTTGCGCATCGCGCGCCGCGTGTTGAACTTGCTGCCAAAGAGCCGCTGCGAGATCACGTCGATGATGTCGAGTATATTTGACATGAAGGGCAGGCCCTCGGTGCCGGCGGCCAGCCACAGGCTCAGCAGCGCGAAGCTCGCCGCGCGCGGGCTCTGTTTGTAGAGGCCCGTAATCATCTCGACCATGTAGATCGGGAAGCTCTTGAACACGAACAGGAGCGAGCCCAAGTCGGAACGAGCGAGACCGGGGCGGTTCGCCTCGTCGTAGCGGAATTGAGTTTTGTAAACCACGTCTTTCGCAAACTCATAGACCGTCGGCGTCGGGAGCTTCCCGGTTCTCGAGAGGTCCTGACCCGTTTTAAACGCGGCGATGAACGTCGCCAGCCGGTTTATGTGCTCGCCGGCGCGGAAGGGCGCCATCCAGACTTTGATCGCATTCTGGACGCGCTTCGAGCGTGAGTAGATACTGCCTCGCGCCATGCCCATAATCTGAAAGAGTTCCGTGTCGAGGATCGTCCCATCGCGCGCGGCCATGATAAGCGCGTCGCGCAGGCCCGGCACAGCATCAACCTCGGGGATCGGGCTGCCGCGCTTATCCTCCAGCTTCGGCAGATTCGTGAGGACGTTGTAATTTGAAGCTGCGGCTTTCAATCCGCCGAATACGCGGGCGTAGGACTCTGCGGCATTGGAATACTGTGACAGGTAGGGCACCGTGGCGAGCGGGAGCTGCGAGAGCTGCACACCCATCGCGGCGAACGAGCCGCCGAGGAAGTGGAGGGACGCGAGCGAGCGAATCTTCGAGGACCAGTTCGACTTGTCGTGCGCGGGGTTCATGACGTAGCTCACCCGCTCCTCCGCGAGGTTGCGGTAGTGGCCCGCGAGCGGTCCGTCGCCAGCCCACACATCGCGCGCTGGATCGACAGCGAATGTCGGGCGGCCGTTGGCGTCCTGTCCCACGCGAACCTTCCGGCCCTGCATCGCGTCCGCCAGCGCGGCGCTGAACTCGCTGTGCGCGACCTTGTTCGAGATGCCGACCGCGAACTCCGCCAGAATGCGCTCGCCGTCGGTGCTGAAGCCCGGCACGTTTAAACGACGGAAGATTCGGTTCCGGCGCGTAGAGTCGGCCTCGATGGTGAACTTGGCCAGCCGCTCTCGCTCGGTTTGCGTGAGCTTGATCCCGAGCCGGTTCGCTGTGTCGAGGAAGTCGAGATAACTGATCCCGCCATCATACTCGACCTTCTGCCGCGTGCCCCACTCGAACGTGACCTCGGGGAACTTCGGCCCGAGCGCTTTTTGCAAGTGGTCCAACGCATCCTGCGCCTGCTTTTGTGTCTGGAACTGCGTGTAGAACACGGTCACCGGGCCCTGATCGGTCTTGATGTAGCCGTGCGTCACGAAGTCGCCATAGCGCCGCTCGGGGATGTAGCCCGTGCGCACCAGCTCCTCGATCTGCGCACGGCGGCTCGTCTCCCACGTCTGGTAGGCGGTAGACTCCGCGCCGAGTGCCTGCCTGTAGACCGTCTGGTCCGCGATGAACTCCTCGCGAAGCATGTTGTTGACCATCTCGCCGGCCTGATCGAACATGCGACGTTGGTGCTCCGTCAACAGGCTGCGAATCCGGTTGTATTCGGGCGACCCGACGGCGTAGTTTCCGACGGTGCGCTGCATGAGTGCGTTGCTGACTGCATCCCGGTCTGCCGTGCTCGTCGACAGCGGCAGCCACTCGCTCATGTTCTTCTCGACCGAGTCCGCGATCAGGCGCTTTTTGCGGTCGCTGTGCGCGAACAGCACGTTCGCCACGTTCGCCACGCCCTTGCTGCGCTCCGAAATCTTCAGGAGCGACATCAGGTTCTTCTCCACCCAGCGCATCGACGAGCCACTGGACGAGTCGCCAGCGTGTTTGAATATCTGGTCCCACGTCTGCTTCGGGGCCCCGGCTTCCTCCACGGCGGCGCTCACGCGATGGAGCATCTGCATGTGCTGCGCGCTGCCCTTCGTGTATTGGTCGTCCATGTTGTCGAGCAGCGCCTTCGAGTAATACAGCTCGAAACCGTCGGATTCCAGCATCGTCATGCCATCCTGCGGCAGCGGCAGCGTGGCGTCCAGTGCGGCGCGCGAGAACATCTTGCCCTGATTCTGGCTCAGGCGGATGTCGTCGATCGCGTTCTTGAAGTTGTAGCCGGCCTTGCGGAAGTTCTCGGGACTGACCGGCGCCTTCAGCGCGATGTCGATCCAGTTCCGCACGAATGCCTGCTCGCGGTCAGGGCGCAGCTCGAGGCGAGAGCGCCCGCGCGAAACGACCTCACCGAACAGGTCGATCGTTTCCTTGTCCTTGTTCACGACGCGTCGGAAGTATCCGCGCTCGAGCCCCATCTGTTTCGCTTGCTTGCGGGTCGCGTCCATGCGCGCCTTGATCGCCACCCACACGGCCGCCTGCACCTGATGGATCGGCCAGCCGAGGCGGTTCGCGAGCGTCCGCGTCTCCTCCTCGACGAACGAGTATTGAGACTGCGAAATCTTGCCGTCCTTGTCGCCGTAGCCGAAGGCATGGGCCATCCACATATCAATCGTGCCGCCCTGCGTGTGCGCGCCGTAATTGAGCGGGTCGATCTCGATCATGAGGTTGACGAACAGGTTGTTGCGCTTCCGCCCGCCAACGATCTCACCTTTCTTGTTCATCCGGTCCAGCCCCGTCATCACCAGCGCGGCGCTGCGCGACATCTCCTCCGGGAATACTCCGGACCTGATCGGCTGCCCTTCCTTGAACTGGTGCCATGCGGTCCACGCGTGCTTGAAGTTGAGCGGCACTGTCGTGCGCGGAGAGAAAATAGACAGGAGCTTGGCGAACTTTGTCGCTTCCTCCCGGTTCCCGCCCATGAGGTCGAGAATCGCGCGGCTCGACTCGTCATGCCAGTATCGCCCGTATGGCTCGCCCTCGAACGCAAGGCCGCCGATGCGCCGGCGCAGCTTGCGCAAGTCGGTGCCGGTCTTGATCCAATCAGCCGCGCCGGGATACGTCGTGCTCGACGCGCTCAGCAGGTCCTCGGTGCCGGCCTTGTTCATTGTGTCGATGCCGCTCTTGGCATAGTAGCCGGCGTCGATCGCGGTGAAGATATCCTCGTAGGTCTGGAAACCCTGACCGTCGAAGTAGTTGATGATCCTCGTGAGGATGGCCCTGATCTTTTGCCAGATGCTCTCGATCGCCCCGGTCGCGGTGAGTTGCCCGTTGCGCCAGAACTGGAACGCGTAGGCGCGCGCCTCGCGCGGATTGCCGGCGGCCTCGTCGGCGAGATTCGTGCCATTCTCCGTGTCGTAGCGCTTCAGGGCCTCCATCAGCTTGTTGAACTCTGCTGTGCCGGGCTCGAACGCGCGCCGGATGACACCGCGCTCGCCTTCGGCCAGCACATTAAGCTCGAGAAAGTGGAATCCCTCGTGCGCAGCAGCAGACAGAATATCCTGCGCGTTGTAGGCAAGCCCGATGACGTTCTTGCCGCCTTCCGCGAGCGCCTGCGCGAAATACCCGGCAGAGCCGTCCATGACCTGAAGCCGAACCTCGAGGTTCCCCGGCGCGCCGAGGATCGTGTTGAGGTAGCCAAGGGCCGCCTTGCCCCGCTCGGCGTAGAGCTGCTGAACCATCTGGTGTGCGCCGCGTGACACTTTATTCGACTCGCGCAGGATGGCGTCGCGCATCATCGCCGGCAAGAGGTCGGCCTTCTGCGTCGCGTATTGCCGATTTTGGGGCGGCAAGCCCTCGTTCGCCTTCCCGAAGTTGACCCACGCATTCTGGCCAGTCGTCTCGGTCAACAGCGCGGCGTTAGCCTTGTCGGAGAACATCTGCGCGTGCGCTCGGGTTGCGTTTAGCTCGCCATGCACCCCGAACTCGAAACCGGTCTTCGCGTGACCGTAGAGGTCATGAACCGCGCGGAACTTGTAGTTTTGCTCGTTCGTAAGGAACGGGTGCTCGAGACTACTCGCAAACACAAACAGGTGCGAATTCTCGAACACGTCGCGGCGCATCTCCGCCGAATTGGGGTAGGGGAACGCTTGCTGCACCGGTTCGATCTTAATGGTCTTCGCAACATGATCGTATTGGGCCTCGGTCTCGCGCGCCAGAGCCTCGTAGGCAGTGCTCACCTCGGGGTTGGTGCTGCGCACCTCCAGCAGATCGTAGGCTTCAGCAACGGCGCGGCCCAGTGACGGGTCAAACTGGATGTAGGGAATCACCCCGATTGGCGGAAGCCCAACGCTGCGGTTATATTCCTGCGCAGTGTCAAAGAGCGGATGCGACACGGGAATCTCGAGCCCGGTCCGAAGGTCGGTGATCGCGATCTGTCCGGACGCGCGCGCAAGCTGAAGCGCTTGAGGCAGATTCGGAACCACAGTGCCGACGCTCAGCACCGACTCGCCATCGCTGCGATCAAACCAAGTGTGCAAGACGTTAGCCGGGTTCGAGAGCGAGGTGCCATTCAACGCCACGAATGAGCTGATGTCCTCCGGCGAGACGATGCCATCCTTCAAGTCCCGGCGTGGGATCAGGGGGAGCCCGACGACGTAACCGCTGCTGCCGCGTAGATCGCGCCCGGTCACGAGGTTCATCGTCGACCATTTCGTCGCCTTGTGCGCGTCGAGCGCACCCTGCGAATTCTGTTGCAAAGTTTCTGTAGTCGGCGCCTTCGACACGCGCGTCTGGACAAAGATGCGGAGCTGCCCGTTCGGATACAGGACCGCCTCGTAGCCGTTGGCCACGACTAGCTTCTGAAACTCTGCCACCGCGATACTGAAGTCCGGTCCGTAGCGATACTTGATGTCCTGCATCGCCTTGAGGAACAGCGGGTCCTCGCGCAGGTTCGTTACCCTGTAGACCTTCGCGGCGTCGAGCGTTCCGACATACTTCTGCCCGCGTTGAACCTCGGGCTCGACGTAGTCTGTGCCTTCCACGACAGCAGATGTGTAGAGGCTGCCGAACTCGAGGTTTACCGCCTGATCCCGGCCCTTGATGCCCCGGCCCATCATCCTCGGGTCGAGCTGGCTGAGCCCCGGTCTGCCCCAGTGATTGAACGTGATCGTAGTCTGCGGCACAAGCGCGGCGCGTGACCGGTATGCCTGCATAGTGATGCCAGCAGCCTCAGCCTCTCTCGCGTATCGCTTGATGTTCTCCGGCGACATGACGCCGTCGGCCTGCTCACCACCTGAGAAGTAGCGCACTTCTGTCGGGAGATACTTCCAGCCGAGCGCCTTCGCCGCCATGATGCGGTGGTTACCTTCGTTCACCCATGCTTCGCCGTCCTGATTGACCATGATGAACGGAACGTAGTCACTGTCCCGTTCCGCCGAGAACGTCGGAAGCCGGCCGCGTTCCTTCATGATCCTGATAAGATTCTGAAGGGTATCCTGCCGCACATTCTGCTGCTCTCCAGCCAAACCGGGAATTTGCGCGAGCACGTCAACCGGAACGAGCACCTTCTGGTCACGGTAGTAGCCCGTCACCGGGCCAAAGCGCTTGGGCGCGCCAATCGCATTACGCCCAGTCTCCGCGTTCAGTTGCCGGTGACCTTGCAGCCATTCGCCGCCGGGATTATCCGTCCCCAGCTTCGGCTCCATCGCGGCCTTCGAGAACAGCATCCGGTTCGGCCCGAGATGCCGCTTCACGGCGTCGGCCAGCTCCGGAACGAACCGCTCGTCGGCCAGAAGCGCAGCACGCTGGTCTTCGGGCAGGCCCTTCACATACTTGAGCGCTGCGTTGCGCGCTTCTGTATTCGAGACCGGCTGGCCAGTAGTAGTCAACTGCTCCAGAATCACGTCAATCGCAGCGGCGCGTGGAGTCAGGCGGGCGGAAAAGAGCGGCGCGTCGCGCGGGTCGGTGACGACCGTGTTGACCACGTCGCTGACCGTAGTCGTGAGGTAGTCGAGGATGGTCTGCTGGTCTACCGGCGGCATCGTCCCCTTGAGGGCCGCCGCCGCGTTCTGCGCCAGCATTTGCTGGCCGATGGTCGTATCTGCGTCGGGCGCACTCGACTGCGCGACCGCTTCCCGCAGCATAGTCTTCAGCCGGCCAGAGAGCGCCTTCCCGCGACCGGTGCGCGCCAGATTCGGGTTCGCGAGCACAAGCGACTCGACGTGTTTGTCGGCCTCGGTGATTCTCTCGTTGCGGATGTCCTCGACAGTCACCGGCGTGACCGGCTTCACGCGCTCGCGCGGGGCCTCGGTCACCAGCTCGAGCGGACGCGGGGCGAGGGCGGGCGCAGCTTTCGCCTGCTCAGCCGTCAGCAGCAGGCCAGCCTTACGCCGAATCGCGGCGATGTCGCCAAAGCTCTCGTTCCGGATCGCTTGGAGGATTTCTGCCTCCGGTATCCCGGCCTTCGCCAGCGTCTCGAACTCGTAGGGCGAGAAGACCGGCACGGCCGGGTTCTGCGGGATGACGCGGCCGTCGACATCCAGCTCCACGGGGGCGGCATACGGCCGAGTCCTGACCGCCGGGACGCCTTCCCCGATCCTGCGCTCGGGCGCGGGCTGGGGCGCCGGGGGAAGCGGGGCCCGTCCATAAATTGACAGGAACGTCCCCTCTTGAATGGGTTCCTCCTCGGGCCGGGTGGTGTAGGCGCCGGGCTTTCCCGGAAACGCCACGGGAGGCAGGGTAGGACGCTCCGTGAGGGGCTGGAAGGGCACTTCCACGCCGGGGGCAGCCTCCGGGCCTCCGGGGGGCACCGGGGCCTCCGGCGGGGCTGCCGGGGGCGCTGGCGGGGCCGGCGCTACGCCGGGAGGCGGAGCGGGCGGAGCCTCCGGGGCCGTGCGGGGCCGGAAGGCGGCGGCAGTTCCCAGCGCGCCAAACGTGGGGATCGCGCCGAGGGTCGTCGTAATCATGGTGTCCCGGAGCTGCTTCGTCTCCGGGATGTTGCCGGTGGCGAACGCGCCCTTCACCACGTCCTGCGCTGTCTCCGTGGCACCCTCGACCAGCGGGGAGCCAATCAGCGCAGCCGCCAACCGGAACGGAAGCGGCCCGACTTTCTTGCCGAGTAGGAGCGCAGCCGGGACCAACAGAGACGCGAAATCGAGCGCACCAGATATCGCGCCGCCTGCAATCGCGCGGCTTTCTGCATTCGTAGCGCCGGCCTCGCGGGCCATCTGGTAAGTTTCACCGATCTCGTTCGTGAAGCTCGTTGCCGCAGCGCCGCCGACCATACCGGGTAGGAACCGGCCGCCGGCGAGCTTCGAGGCCGCGCCGAGGATCGTGCCAGTGCCGAGAGATGCTGCAAGGCTCGCCAGCAGATTGCCGGCGGAATAGCCGGTGATGTCGATGAATTTCTTGGGGTCCGCCAACGCCTCGTCGACCGAGAACGGCTGTGGAAATTGACGCTGCTCAACTTCCGCTCTCTGGCGGACGCCGGCGCCGAACCCGCCGATAACCGGGGCGCCAGTCTGCGCGGCGGCCAGTTCGAGAGAACTGCCGGCAGCAGCCGTCAAGCCGGTGCGGCCCGCTCCGAAACCAGACGCGACTACGCCGGGCGGCTGAAGTGCAGCCGGGGCGATGACCTTAGCGCCGGGAGGAAGCAGGAACGATCCGGCCGGAGTAAGTTCCGTTCCGGTATCGACTATTGGCTCGCCGGCTTCGGGCGGGACCAGAATGTCGTTAGCCATTGGCTACTTTATGGGCTTGTGTGAACCGTCTTTTTGGACTTCAAATTTCTGCCCGCCGATTTCATATTGCGTGCCGGGCGGGCCAACCTGCTGAACCGGGAGCTGGCGCGCTTGGCCGCCCCGGACCTGAATGACCTCCGAAGGCTGTCCGGGGAGCCCCGGAATAACGGACGTTGTCGGCTTCTCCGGCGTCCCGCCGCCAAACAGGATCGCGGCATCGGTTGGGCTGATTGCCTTTTTGCTCAGCAGATTGCCAACCAGTGTGTTCCGCGCGTTGATCGCCTGAGTTCTCGCGGCGGCCTCCGCAGCGGCAGGCGCGCCCTTGAGCAGTTCTGCGAGCGCCTTCGTCTGCGCCGCTTTGGTCCCCTCGCCTGCGATGATGGTCGCCTGCAAGTTCGCTAGGTTCCTCTCGGCAGCGACGCGTTCGCGGCGGGTGCGCGCTGACAGCACGCCCTGCTGCGCATCAAACAGCTTCTCCGCCACCTCCACTTGCTGAAGCTGCTCCGGCGTGGTGGCAATCGCGCGGGCCGTCCCGAATTCGCGGTCGCGCAAAGACGCCGACAGGGCTTGAGCTTTCTGCGCAGCCGTCACGCCGGGAATCGTGTTGACTGTGCCACGGGAAGTCTCGGGCGTGATCTCACGCATGGTGCCGCCGCGCTCGATCGTGTCGAGCATATCCTGCCTGACGTTCGTGTAGCTCGTGCTGCCGTCCGGATTCGTAATCGCCACGATGGGATCGGGCTGGGGCGCGACCACGGGGACGGGCACACTGGGAGCCGGAGCAGGGGTGGGCGCTGCCGCAGGGGCACGCGCCGGAGCCGTTTGGGTCGTGCGGCCAGTGAGCACGTCGCCGATCGTCTTGCCGACACCGGTGATATCCAAGCCCGAAAGAATCTTCAGCGCGCGCTCGAGTCTATTCTCGGGAGTCGCACCGGGCGTCGTTGCAACGACCTGCTCGGCCGCGCCAGCGCCTTGCGAAAGTAACACGGTGGCCGGAAGGGCGCGCGCGAGCAGATTGGGAGCAGTGGCAGCAGCAGCCGCTACGCCGGGAGCGGGCGGAACCGCCCCGCCGGCAGCACGAGCCGCAGCAAGGGCAGGGCCGGGCCTCGCGAATTGCGAACCACGAAAGTCCGTAGTGCCACCACGGTAGCCGACCTCACCGGGACGGGGCGTGGGTGGAAGCGCGCCGGGGGTGCCGGGGGTGCCGGGAGCAGCAGGAGTCGCGCCGAGCCGGTTGAGCGGATCGCCGCCCGGCTGGAGAAGCGGCTCGAGAGAACTCCGGACAAACGGATCAAGGGCCATGTGTGCGCCTTACTGGTTCGTGTTGTTGCTGATCTGCGCGAGCGAGTTCTGCGCAGCGGTTGCGGCCGACGCAATCGACGCGATCGCAGCGGCCGACTTGACCGCAGCCTCCACGCGCGCCTTCGTATTCTCGGTCGTGAGGTCAACGAAATTCTTCTGGTCCTGAAGGAACGACGCATTGGTCGACTTGCTCCAGTCCAGAGTCAGTGCCTCGCCGGCGACCAACGCCCGGTAGTAGTCCGAGGACGAGTCGTAGAGCTTGAGCCGCGCCGAAGTGACCGCCGAACCGTAGTCCACGGACTCTTTGACGATCCCGAGCCACGCGCGGAGGTAGTTGACCGTCGCGTCAATGGCGCCGAGGCGCAGCCTGATACCCTGCTCCACAGCGAAGCGGATGTTCTGAATCTCGATCTCGACCTGCTTGATCGCGACCTCGCGGGAATGCGTCGACACCTTCTGGCTCAACGCGTCTTGGATGCGGGCGGTCGCGTTGAACAGCCCGCCAGATGGCAGCGCGAACCCACGCCCGGCGAACTGCTCGATAACCTCGTCCGTCTGCCGCTGCGCGTCAAGCGCCTCGCGGGCCCTCGAGCGCTCCCATATCTGGTCCTCGACAGCCGCCGGGATGCCGGTGCCGCCGTTCCGGATCGTGTCGCATATCCAGTTGTCGATCGTGTCCGGAAGGCAATCGTCGATCTCGGGGAAGAACCGCTCAACCAGCGCCGTCAGGCGTGCGTCGAACTCCGGCCCGAGCTGGTTGAACAGCTCGTTGAAGCTCGACTTGAACTCGAGAGCCGCGTCTCCGTTGGGCGGGAGCGGCGGGCCATCAACGTCGGGCTGTTGGATCGCCGGCGGAGGGGAGAGCGTCACGATGCTGAGCGCGGCGGTCTGCGCCTCGTTAGCAAGGTCGATCGCCGCTTCGCCGTAGTCGTTCGCGAACGCGCGCGCCTCGTTGATGATTTCCTCGATGGTTGCTTCTGCGCTCACGAAACTCTCCGTCCAAGCACGATCGGGAAAAACTCAATCTGGTCAAGCTCGAAGTCAGACCCATCGACGCCGATCAGGTCGTAGGCCCAATACCGCGATTTTACACCTCGGCCGAGAGTTTCGCCAGCGCCGGCCAAAGACGCGGCCCGCTTCCGGAACATATACACGCGCGTCGCGCCGCCGTCGGTGATCGTCCGGATGTAGATCGGGCCGTCATTCCGGATGCCCATGTAGACCCGTGGAACGCGCTTGAAGAACGCGGTCCCGTTGTCGGTCTGCGGGAGGGCCATGAACCACGGGATTTCGTCGCCGGCATCGGTGTTCCCGTCGAGCTGGTAGATGCCGCTGCCCTTCGCGCCGTAGTAGCGCGATCCGATTCGGCACATCGAGTTGAAGTCGAAGTTGTCATATTGCCCGTGCGCGAGCGTGTCGGCGTTGGCCACCCAGCAGGTAAACTCCTCGTCCCCGATCAGGAGAACGATCGTGAACGCGAGCCCGTCAACAAGCGTCACGGCAAAAGTCGCCGCGCTCTCCAGATTGTCAGAGATCGTCGCGCCGTCTACGAGGGCGATTTCGACGAGCTTCTGAAGGGTGAGCACTTCGTCAAACTCAACCGCCTCGGTCTCGCTGATGAAAAAGATAGCCGAATCCAGCAGCGACTCGTCGAACGTGGAGGCGTCCGTAATTGTCGCCGGGTAGGACGCAGAACCACCCTCAACGTCGTCAAACACCGTCTCGTCCGACACCGTATCGGTGAAGATCGCGGTATTCGGCAGCGCCTCGTTTCCGGTGAACTGGTCGGTAAGGGTTAGAGGATAAACAGCCATCAGGCTTTCCCCACAAAAGCAAGGTATTGAGTGGCCCCATCGCTAAACCCGCCGACAGTGACCACGACCGAGTCTAGCTGGTAAACCGCGTTGCCGAACTGATTCGTCGGCTCCAACTCTGGATCATCATAATACAAATTGCCATGCTGGGCAAACACCGGGGAGGCGACCTCGACGATCATGGCGGGCGGGCTGGCGAAATTCCCGAACACGAACACGGTCAACGGCGTCGTCGGCATGAACCCGCCAGCGGTGGCCTCTGATGGAACTGGCGCGCCCACGGCGAGCGGCCCGACGTTTAGCTGGGCGGCGGCGTTCGGGCCGAAGGTTGTAGCCGGATTCAAGGAAGACTGAAACGCGCCCTGCGACTGGAAAAAGCTGCCCCCTGCCGCAGTCCACGGGCCGACATAGTTGCACGAGAGGTAGCCGGCCGGGAAAATGCCAGAGGCCGCATCGGCAACCTTATATCTAGTGCTGTATAGGCGCGCATAGCTTTGGCCGTCGTTGACTATCGACTGTGTGAAGTCGTTGCCGGTCCGAAATTGATTGTTCCTGTAGACGTGCAGCAGCGCCTCTCGCTCATTTAAAAACGGGACTACGGTAGTTCGCGCGCTACTGTTTTCTGACCCGGTAAAACCTCGGTTGTATACGAGCGCATAGGTCTCGTCGTAGTGCTCTATTACCGGGCAAAAAGTTATGAGGATGGGATCGAACGGAAACGTGGGCCGGTTCACCGTGTAGTAGCAGCTCGGGTCGAGCATGTAGTTCGTCGGGTTCTCAGTGAACTCTCCCGGAATAAGACGCGGAGGGACGAGTTCGTTGTGGTATATACCGGAAATAGGAGACTCCTGAACTGTAGTTGTCTCCGTGACCGTTTTTGAGCTTCGCTCAAACACAGTAGATATGTGAGGTGACGAGAACCCGGCCATGACGCGCGAATGCGCAGGGGTGAGGGTGTGCGAGCCACCGAACTTGACGTTTCCGTCCGGGCTCACCTTAAACCCGCCGTCGCCCATGCCGATCGCCGGATTCGCGGGATTGGCAATCGTAAAATTGTTAATGCCCTGACATGAAAACACGGAAGACCCATAAACCTCGGTGCAGAATCGTTGGGTTCCAAGAAACTGCACGAGAGTATTCGAGGTGCATGGAGTAAGCACTAACGGCTGATTGCTGCGTGTGAGTATCCAGCGTGTGACGATCTCTTGCTCGCCCACATAGTAGACATGAACCGGCGCGTCCTGACTGGCGAAAGGCATGTTGGCGATCTGAAACGCCGTCAAAAAATCGCTGTTGAACCAGTTGTTGCTCCCCGTCGGTATCCACACGGCGCTAAATTCGGGAAACGTGGCGATCTTATTGGACTCCTCCTCAGTGACCGCTGCCGCAGGAGTTCCATTGGGTTGCAGGGAGAAGCTAATTTTGAACCGGGAGCATAAATAATGCGCCGGCAGCGGAGATGAAGACGACGAAACGACGACGTTCTGCGCACTGACGCCGGACGCACTGAACGCCCAGCCGCACCCGCTATACCACGGGAACCCGGACGAGTAGGCACTGGCCATTTCCGTCGACGACAGTAATTTGAGCACGCCGGGCCGGCCGACCGAGAACGCCCAGTTGAGCCCGAGCGTCGTCTGGAAGCCTTCGAGGCTGGGCTGTTCTGCGACCTCCTCAGCGGTTGGAATATACTTCGTGATGGACCACGAATCACAACACTTGCCCGTGTTCACGATCGGGGCCGCAAAGACGCCGACCGAGGATATTTCTATCACCCAATAGCGGGGCGTCATGACTGCCGGGTTCCCCACGGGAACGTCGAACTTCAGGATGCCGTGCGTCTTGCCGAATCCAAAGCTGAATGGGGCGTTCTTGCCGGCGGCGTGATAGCACCCAACGGCGAGGCGCATCAATCCGGTAAACCTGCTGGCCGACACGCGAGAATTCGCCGCGACGCGGAGCTGACTTGGGACCTTGTAGCCGACCGTGCGATCCGCTGTCTCAGGCTCGGGACGTGGTTGGCCGTCGATCGGGTTGATCCGCTCAACGACACCGTCGTTATAGGCGGCGTCATAATTCTGGCCGGAGCCATCGCGGGTGAGGAGAAACCCGAGCTTGTCCCTGCACTGCGCGCCGCCGATGACCGTGACGTAATGCTGATCGCCGTGAATGCGCGACTCGGTCGTGTAGTCCGGCCCCACTTGATACCGCGTCAGGTGCGGAATCTCGTAGGGCGGCGACTCGCGAAACTCGTCCTCCAGCTTAGACACGCCAAGCGGGAGGTGCGCTCCCGCTACGTCCGGCTGTCCAAGCAGTTTTATGTGCTTAGGTGTCCGAGGATCACGCATCCGCCGCTGTCAGCGTGTAGGTCACGAGAATCTGGTCGAGGTTGACGACCGCTCGCGAAGATGCGAACCGGCTCGCCGCGAACAGTGTGCCCGTGACGCCACTCTTGACGTTGGACGAGACCAAGAACGCGCCGTAGATGGTCTTCGTGGCGTTGATGTTGAACTGCGACGCCGCCGGGTTCGTGATGGACTGCGCGGCAGCCGCGCCCTCCACCCACTCGACGCGGTTGGCCTGCGTGTAGGCTGTGGACTCGGTCGAGTTCGCGGCGATGTTGGCCGCCGTATCACCCGCGACTGGCGTGTAGTTGCCCTCGAAAATCCCGATATACCAAGTCGTTATCTGCGCAGTGGCGTGGAACTCGGTGTTGAGGATGTGGTTCAGGCCCTCGTTCACGACGATGTTCTCGTCGAACTGCCACGGCTGCACGAGCCTGTCGCCCCTGCGGACGGCGGAGCCCCAAAGCCCCTTGATGAAAACCTTCGAGCTGGGCAGATAGAGCCCGCTTCCACCGGCGCGCTCGAAGCGGCCTTTGCGGAGTTCGTTGATAAGCGCTGGATGCAGATTCATTCGTCTCTCCTAAGCAGTAACGGGTGTGTGGCGCCGGACCTCGGCCTCCGCGAAATCGCGGGAGACCAAACCTGAACTCGACTGTCGCCGCATTGTTCCGATGACCTGACGAATGCCGTCGGTCTCGCGATACATCGCGGCACCTTCACCATACATTCCGAGCATTATACGCTCTTTGTCCCCGAGTTGCACAGCCCCGCCAGCCATTCCTTTGACGAACCCGCGCTCGGAGAACCAGCCGACCACGACACCGGCGTCGGCCGACCGGCGGCCACTGGCCTGCTCGGTTTTCGGGAACGTAATCCCGGTGCCCTTGATCGCCCCGTAAGGAAGAACGATCCGGGGCGTGAACTGGTCCGGGCCCGCACCAGCGTAGAAGTAAGTCCGCTCGGTGGTGGCGATGAACAGCCCGTCCACTACGGCCTTTACGATGGCGATGTCGTGGTTGAACAGCAGGAAGTTCCGCTGTGGGTTGTGCAGCCCGTAGCGCAGCGCCTCGGTGAACCACACAACGCGGCCGGACACTCCGTAGATGCGTCCGTTGTAGTGCTCCAGCATCTCCATCGGGATCATGCGGTCCAGATGGAGCGTGTTGAGCTGCTTGCCCGGCGTCGTGCTGGCCGAGATATCGAACTGCGTGTTCCCGGAGGCCGGCAGGTCCGCGTGCTTGTAGAGCACTTCGCCGTTGACCGGCGACACGTAGAGCCGCAGAGCCGCGAGCGTCGGATACGCCGCCGCGATCGGCGGGAACCCGGTGACGCGGATTGAGCCGGGGGCGGCAAGCGTGATCGAGATCGGGTCGACCGCGCCCGACTCCTCACCGGAGGCGTCCACGAACGTCCAGCTCACGCGGTAGATGCCAGCAGGCATCGCGCCGGCGATGGCAGTCAGGATCGGCACCGTAGACGGCCGCTCGGGAGCCCACTCCTCGCGCGCCTCCGAGGGCGCGACCTTGCCGTTCTGCACGCCGTTCGAGAAGTAGACCGTGCCATTCACCTCGAGGAACGAGACCGGGCGGAAGGGAATGAGATCGGGGTTGCCCACGCTTGCGCCCACGAGGCTGCCGTCAACCTGTGAGTTGACGCGCTTCAACTGCGCGCCGTCGACGTAGAACGCCGTCGTGCGGTCGCGCGCCCACAGGCTGTGGGTCTGCGAGGCCGGCGTGCTGATGACCTGCGTATAGCCCTTGCGCCGGGAGACGAGCCCGTTGCGGTCGATGTCGATGTTGACCGCGTTCAGCAGCTCGTCGATCTCGAGCGAGCGGTCGACGTTGTTGACACCTTTGGTGAACGGGCCGTATTTGGCCGTTGTCTGAGACTCAGCAGCCATCGTCGCCAGCCCATGCACCGAGTCGGAATCCGGGGGTTGGAGAATTCATCCGCTTCACGGCATTCTGCGCCCGATTGATCGCGGCGGCGAAGTCGTCGAGCATACTGCGGCCGATGCGCCGCGCTTCGCCCTGTGCCTCTCCGGTGTCATTGTTCGCCGTGTTCTTCAGCAGTCGGCCGGTCACGTAGTCGCACAGGTCCAGATGATACTGCTCGGGAAGCTCCGGCGAGGTGTCGGTCGCCAGCGTTAGCGTGTTGATCGGCAGCCGCGCCACGCGCAGCCGCGCGGTAGGCGCCAGCGCAATCACCGCTGCGTTGGGCTTGCGCCAGAACGTAATTTTACTCGTCGCTGTGTCGGTCGCGAACCTCGAGGGGCGGCCGGCAAACATTTGCAGCGGCGAGTTTGTATCGAAAAACTCGGGATCGGGCAGCGGTTGCCCGTAAATCTGGCTCCACGAACGACGCCCGAGCGGGATGTCGGAATCGCTGAGCCTCGCCGACAAGACGCCGAGAATGGACGCGTGCAGCGCGTAGTCGGCCTGACCGTCAATAAGTGTGATCTGGACGACCGTCGGCGTTGTGTCGTCGACGAGGGTCCACGTCTCGCGCGCGAAGATGCGCTGAGCGGCTATGAGCTGACGCAGAATCCGCTCTTGCGACCAGAGCTTGTCGGGGTCTCCGACGACAAGCGAAGATTGGTCATCAAGAGCAGCACGGCATTCTGCGATCAGCTCACTTGTTTTCATCTCAGCTCGGCCGAACTTCGGCCGTGTAATCCAACTCCGGCAACAGCCGGGTGCCGTTTTCGTCCACTGCGAGCCCGAGCTTGCGGAACGGGAACCGCAGCGATTTGATGAAATCCACACCGCCCACTGTGGACGGACGGGGCTTCACCACGCCTTCGATCGCGTTGTCGAGGATGTGCACCACTTCCACCGGCACATCAACCTCGTGGCCGCGCTTGATGTAGTAGCCGCGACCGTTGCAGCCGACGAACACCGGGTCGATCTCCGAGGAGCTGCGCTTCTCCTCGATGAAGATGCGCAGACGCTTCTGCGAAGACGCTTGGGAGATGTTGCTCTCCAGTTCCGCGCGATCCGCCTTTTCCTTCTCCAGCTCGGCGATTCTTTTCAGAGCCGCCGTCAGCGCCGGGTCCTGTCCAGCTACCTCGCCGCCGAATGCTACCGTTTCCCCACCAGTCACTTCCGTCATGATTCCCTCCGTTGGTTAGTCGTCATCCTCCACTGCTTCCTTGAATGCCTTGGCAAACTCCCCATCAGCACTCTTGGACTCCAGTTTTTCGACCAAGTTCCCGACCGTGGCCAGCAACTTGTCCTTGCTCTCGAACGCGTATTTCATGGGCGGCGTGTAGCTCGGGATATCCCCGCCCTTTTTGCCGTAGGCTTGCGGCGGCGAGAACTCAAGCTCGTAGCCGTTCGCGATCGCCTCGATCCTGATGTTTCCGCCGGGCATATACCTCTCCTGTCAAAAATGCGGCCGGTTCCGGCAACTAGCCGGCCGCCGGCCGCGTTGATTCCACTGCGGTCAGGCAGCGCTTAGTCGTGCGCTTCCCAAACCACGTCGTCGTTGTCGGTTTCGAGACCGACAACCGACACGTCGACCGTGAAGCCGTTGCCGGCCGAGACCAACGCGATCCCGGTGTCAACATAGGTTTTGGTGCCGTCGGCGATGGTGAGCAGTTGCGTGCCCGCCGGCGATTCCGCGTGCCATTCCGCGCTAACGCGGTCGGTCAGATTCGAGACCTTGATCCTGCGCGGCGAGAAGCCGAGCACGACCGTGAAGTCCGCTGCGACGCGGGAGCCCGTGCGGGAGCCGCTGGACGAGTTTTTCACCGAACCGTCGGTGAACTTGGTTTCTGCGAGAGCCATGAGATTTCTCCTGTGAGTGTGCGTTGGGCAGGCCGGGGTCACCGGCCCGCCGTCACGCTACGGTTAGTTCGTCGCTGCGACTTCCAACCGGACCATGAACGCGTCGTTCAGGATCACGGCGTTTTGCATCACCTTCCAACCAGCCGTGCCGCGCTGGGCCAGAGGGTCACCCGCCACGGGCTTCGGATTCACGACCATGATGGTCGCGGCCGACTTGCCCTTCAGCGGAACGATGCCGTAGGCGTCCTTCGCGAGGACCAGCACCGGATACACGTCAGCGAGGCCGCCGCCGGAGGTCACCATCACGCCCGCTGCGCCACCGGCGCTGGCAAAGGCGGTGAAGATGGTGGACCGGAGGTAGCGCACGTCTTCGACGGAGCCGATCTCATTCGACCACGGGGTCGTGGTCCCGTATTGCTTGGTCGGGATGAAACCCGCGATGTTGCGGATGTCGTTTTCCACGTCGACGTGGCAGATCGCGATGTAGGCAGCCTCGATCGGCTCGGTCCGGAAGTCCGGGGTGGACTTGACCACGTTGGTGAACGGCGACGCGTTCTGGCGCTTGAGGGCGCGAGTGCCCTTACGCTGGAGCGTGAGGGTGATCGGCGTGTTCACATCGGTGCGGACGGCGCCGTTGGCGTAGAACACGTTCGTGCCCGCCTTGATGACGTTCCAGCGCACGGTCTCGAGCGTTTGCGCGGCTTGTTCGCCGAGCAGACCCGAGGTTTCCATGAGGTAGGGGTCCTCGTGGGTGTCCAGAATCACATCGGTGAACTCGACGTAGTCGCCGAACTGCTCGAGGGTGACCGGCACGTCGGTGACGGTGACCTTTTTACCCGTGGGCGTGACGCCTTCGACGAGCGGCGTGGTGGCGAGCGCCAACGCGTTGTAGCGCCGGAAGATCGCGACCTTCGTGCTCTTGGTCGGCAGCATGTAGACCTGCCCGAACTTCTCGATCACGAGATGGGGCAGACCGCGCCGGAGCAGCTTCGTAACTGCGTGGGCGGCAGTGCGGGGAGTGATATCCCCGTATTCGTTGTATGTGGCCATGATGGGTTCCTCTTTCCTTGGTTAAGGGTTACAGCGTGAGTTGCTGGGTCGCGGGCGCGCCGAGCGATTCGTAGTCTTCGTCGGTGACAGTCGCGTCCGCATCGAGCTTCGCCTGAGTAGCCACGAGCTTCGCGCGGAGATCAGTGATATCCGCATAGATCGCGCGCAGCAAATCCTTCGTCTCGTTGTCCACGATCGCCGAAGAAATCTTTTCGATTGCCATGTTGCGCTCCCTAAAAATCAATCATCGTTTGCGAGGGCTTCCGCAAAGCCGCTGTCGTAGTCGTTGGGGTCCTTGGAACCAGAGGGTGAGACTTTCGTCGCCTTGGTCTTGACGGGCTCCAGCGCTGCAACACGACTTGGGTCGGCTGCCGGCTCAGCGGGCTTGACAGTGGTCTTGCCTGCTGCTGGTGCTGTCCCGCCCTGCGACTCTGGCGATGGCGAGGAACTTCCTGTTTCCCTCTTGTAGCGACCGACAACGTCGATCACATCTTGAGGTGTGCCCTTATCATACGCTTGTTTCAGCGCGGGCTGCAAGTAGGCGGGTTGAGTGGCGATCCACGCCGGAACTTTTTCGATTACTGCGTCGTAGTCCGGAATGGCCCCACGCAACGTGGCCATGTGCGCATTATACGAGGTCTCGTAGTTCCGTTCAAGTAGCGGGCTGACCTGCGTGTTGACGTGCCCGAGGACGTTAGCCAACGCCTGCACGAGCTTGTTCTGCGACTCGTGGTTGACCCGGCGCTGATAATACTCGAACGCATCGGCAACTTCGGGATAGTTCTCTTTGACTGCCGCCAAGAGTTTCTTGTCCGCCTCGGTCTCGACGAACTCGTGGAGCTTGAACTCCTCTGGCGGCGTCTCGGCATCGGCAGCAGGGGCAGCGGCCGGTGCAGCAGCAGCAGTGGGCGCAGCGGCAGCGGGCGCAGCGACGGCGGGCGCAGCGGCAGGCGCAGCAGCCGGAGCGGCAGCGGGAGCAGCGTCGGGTGCCGGGGCAGCGGCGGGCGCAGCGGCCGGAGCAGCAGGCGCAGGCGCGACAGCAGCATCCGAAGCTGCTGCATCGTCGGCCGCTTCCTTGGCCACAACGGCATCCGCCGTCACGGGCGCCGGAGCGGGCGTAGGCTTCTGGTCGCCCTTCTCGTCCTCGATATCCAGCGCGGCGAGAGCCTTAGTCCACTCCTCGTCAAATTCCTCGGCCGGCGTTGCCGGCACCTCGGGTGCCGCAGCCGGAGCCGCAGCGGGTGCCGGCGCAGCAGCCGGCGTGGTTGTCTCTGTCGTCATTTGAATTCCCCCTTAGTCGTTGGACACCGGTGTCGGTGTCTTGATCCACGTCTCAAGCCGGTCGAGTGCGATCCAGCCCCCTTGTGCCCGAGGAACGTCAACGCCGTCGGACACATGCAGCGTCTTGTCGTGCTCAACCTTGAACAGCGCAATCACTTCGAGGACGGCGCTAAGCTCCGACGTTCCCCGATACTGGTGAAGCCTTGCCCTCAGCTCCGCCTGCCTCGCCTTGATTATCCCCGGTTCCATTCAATGCCTCCAGTAGTGTGTTGAGAACGTCCACGGTTGCGGACGCCGTGTTTTTGTTCGCCTGCGAGATGTTCTTCACCGCTTCCGACAGCGTCTTGCGGATCATCGCCTGCGCGGACTGCGTCGCGAGCGCTTGTGCCTCCTGCTGCTGCCGCTCACGCGCCGCGCGCTTCTGCGCCACAACCTTCTCGTCCTCGAGCAGGTCCTCGGCAAGATCGCGCACCTTCAGCCGCTCCTCGACGAGCCGGCGTTCCTTGATGTGATCCATCTGGCTCGCGCTGAGCGTGACGCTCAACTGGTCCAACTGGAGCGAGCGAACTTCCTTCGCAATCAGCGAGGTCGAACCGCGCGCGATCACCATGAAGTCGCCCTTGATCTCGGGCTTCGACCGGAACTCCATGTTCCAGTCATAGAGCGCGGTGATGGCGCTCGTCGTGAACCTGTCGAAGTTGCGGACCACGTCCCGGATCGGGAGCGCCGCAGCGCCCATAATCATCGACGCACCGCCCTGCGTGCGCAGCGCCTCGCTGCCACCCTTGGTCGGGTCGCCCAGCGCGGGCGGGGGCAGCGCCGTCTCGAGGTCCATGAACTCCATGAACAACTTGATGACGGCCTGCAACTCTGTGAGGTGCGAGTTGACCGTCACATCCTGCACAGCGCGGTTGCCCGCGTTGGTCGGGCTTCCCTTGCGCCCTTCCTTGATGTAGACCTTGAACGCGTGCGGGTCCCAGCTCTGACCCTCCATCAGGAGGTCCAAGTCCAGCTCAATCATCGGACCGGACACCGCGCTCGCGTTGTCGAGCAGCATCCGCGCCGCCTCGCAGATCGCCATTTGCGAATCGCGAATGATCTCGGGCAAGCCGCAGCCGGTCGTGTTGATGTCGTCCTCGGTGTAGACGAACGTATGGAACGGCGAAGTGGACTTCCGAACCTCGGGGAGCTTCAGCGCCTTGATGATTACGTCGCCGATCATGGCGACCTGCGCAGTGAACAGCTTGTCCTTTTCGCTCTCGGGAATCGCCTCGCCGCCGGCGGTCAACTGCGCACCGGTGACGCGCCCGTAGGCTTCAACGTATTCGTATTTGTTCGTGGTGATGTCGGCCACGTTCTCGCGATTGGACTTCCGGGAGCGAAGGTCCTTCTCCCAGTCCTGCTCCACGTAATTGCCGGAAGGATACTTTTTCAGCACCTCGTCAACCATATCCGGCAGGAAGTCCGGACGATTGCGCAGCTCAGCGACGGACGCGCGGGACATCGGGTTCCTCTCGAACTCGAAGTCGTATTGTTCTTTGCACTTGGCCGAGAGGTCCGGGTAGTAGTTCCAGACCGGGACGAACTCGAACATGGGCTTGAGCCGCACGCTCGAGTGCGCCGTGTAGGCGCCGGTGAGGCCCGACTTGATCCACGCCCGCACCGATTCTTTCAGGTGGAACGGGCCCTTCATGACGCCCAAGCCGAAGATCACGCCGCTGAAGACGACCTTGCGGGCGAGCGTGATGTATTCCATCTCCTCCAGCTCGTCCACGATCTCGGTGCTCATTTTCTCCGCGCGTTCCTTCGCGATCAGCCCGACCTCGCGTTCGATCTCGTTGCTTGTCGGCTGGTTGGGGACGAGGGCCTTCTTCGTCGCGAGCGCGATCGCGTTGTTCACATCCTCCTCGGGGAGGTTGGGAACCTTGGTCGCAGAGATGGCCCAGTTCTTTTCCGACTGGGGGAACATCATCTCCATGATGCGGGCGACCGTGCCGATCGCCTTGACGCGCGTCGCCCGTGGATAGGCGCGCGAGCCGTTGGTGCGGAATTTCCTCTCGATCTCGGGATCGTAGTGCCCCTTGGTCTGCCGCAAGTTCCGGAGCCACTGCTGCTCGACTTCGTAGCGGTTTTTCTTGTAGACATCAAACGTGTTGCGGAGCTGGATGCCCATCGAGTCCAGCATCTTACGGTCGGTAATCGTCGCCATCTCAACTCCTCACATTGTAGCCGGGGTTGCCCGCGAGCTGCGCCAAGACGCGGCGGCGGTAGTCCGCATCATCGGCGGTTGTCACGCCGGTGCGGAAGTGCATGTTCGCATACTCGTCGGCCTCGCAGACGTGGGAGAAGATGTTCTTCTCGGGCTTGTCCCTGTGCGCGTTTTGCAGACGTAGTTTCTCGTAATGATACCCCCCGGAGAGCCCTCGAATCAAGTATCGGGCACTCGGGTCGATCAGGCACCCGTCGTGCCGGGTGAGAAAGAACTCGGTCGCTTCGCGCCGCTGCTTCGCGTCGTTGGTGTAGGCGAGGCGCACCGCGCGCCTGCTGATCTTCAGCCCCTTCACCAGAATGTCCACGCAGTTCTGCTCGGTCGTCTGCGAACCGTAGCCCCCGCTCGGGTCGCCCGTGATGAAGATCGGGAGCCCGCGAAACTTGAGATTCAGGAGCGGGCGGAGCTTCCGGTCGATGAAGGTCTCGAGTGCCATCGTCTCCGTCTCGAGCGTGATCGCCTCGGCGAACGTGAGGCTCCGGCCGCGCACGTCCTCCTGCTTGATGACCGCCGCCGGCGTCCTCCCGAAGTCCATCCCGACGACAATCGGGCGGGCCGGGTCCACGATCAACGGCGACTTCGCGACGTGCCGGTCCGCGTCGAACTCGGGTTGCACTGGCTTCCCCGCGATCGAGCGGCCGGGGAGCCCGTGGATATACATGCGGATGAAGTTCTCGCTCTTGCCCTTCATCATCGTGAGGTAGTAATCCCGCCCGCCCTTCAGGTTCTCCAGATTCTCCGCGTCCTTCGAGAGCCCGCTCGGCTGCTTGAACACCGACCAGCCGTTATCCTGCACCGGCTCGTTCGTGTCCGGGTCCAGACCCTCGGCGAGCTGGAAGCAGTAGGTGTCCTCGATCGGTGGGTTGGTGTCCCCCCACATCCCGTCCCACGCGCCGGGCAGGTCATACCACCGGCCAAGCCGGCCGTCGATACCGTCGATGATCTCGCGCTCCATCTCGCGCTGCTCGTTGCACCACGCGAAGTTAATTTCGAGCGAGAGCAGATTCTTCACATCGTCCGGATTGTCGAGCGCCCGGAACATGATCTCCCCCCGGATGTCGCCGATCTTCACGTAGTAGACCTTCTCGGTAGAGCGATACTCGCCGATCGAGCCGTTCGGGAACCAGTAGAAAAACGTCTTCATCGTCGTGTCGCGAAGCTGCGGGGTCGTGTTCCGCGTGATGATCGCGCGCCCGTGCCGGAATCCGTCGGTCCAGTGCGGACGCTCCGCGAGTCGGCGAACGACTTCCACCGAGCAGCCTGACGACTTGCCCGAACCAAACGGCCCGGTTAGAAGGCGGCGCCGCGCGTTCGACTGCATGAACCGCTCGATCGTGCGCGGCGGCTTGTATGCGAGTTCCATCAATCTTCCAGCGTCTCGGGAAAGATGTAGCGCCCGTGAGCGTCGGCGTGTGCGTCACGCCGGCCGTTCCAATACTCCGTTGAGCGCGTGACCTGCACCGACTGCGCCAGTGCCTTGTTCAGCCACTCGGCGAGAATCTGCCCGATCGCTTCGCCCATCTTCCATGACCGGAATACGCAGGAGGCTCGCGTGCCGCGCGGGAGATTGAAGCCCACGCGGGCTTGTAGCCATCCGTCTCGATGCTCGAATGTGATGTTCACTGCGCCCCCTTCTCCGGTGTCACGTCGATCATCGGGCGCTCCTCGCCCACGACGATAGTCGGTCGGCCGGCACCGGGGTCGCTGAAGATGATCTTCAGCGAGAACCCCGAGCCGCCTCCCGAGCCTGCCCCCCCATCCCCATCTTTTCCGGGATCAAGTCCCGCTACGCGCGAGTGCCACTTGATCGAATCCATCCGCACCGCCGGCGCAACGTCCGGGTCGGTTGCGAGCATGAACGCGTGCTCCAACAGTTCCTCCGCTTGGAGCTTCGCCTTCGTCTTGAAGCTCAGGCCCTCGCTCACGATCACCGCGCGGTAACCCTTCACGAGCTTCGCGAAAATATCGTTGCGCAGCAGCGCCGCACCCTGCTCCGGGGTGAGGCCGTAGTGCTCCAGCGTTTCCTCCGGCGTCTCGATCTGCATGGCCAGATCGAACGGGAGTCGCGCGGGCCATCCGTTGCGCTTGGCGATCGCCGCGAGCTGTGTCTTCTCGCTCTCTGCCCGACCGGGGGCCTCCCCGCCCTCGGCCTTCATGAACCCGTCGAAGGGTGACTCGGTCGCCATCAGTGCATCCTACGCGGGCTCGAGAGCCCTGTCAAGTAGTTCACTGTGTCAAGTCCTTGACGGCCTCGAGGAAGCCCCGAAGCACGCTCACCGGCACGGCGTAGCCCACGTTGTTAAGTTCTTGACGGTCGATCTTCACGATCGCCCGGTTGAGCCCCACGAGCACCCACTGCCCCTGCTGGTAGGCAAACAGCCCCCCGCCGCTGTTGCCGGTGGTCATCCACGCGCTGTGCTGGATGATGATCCCGTCCGAGCGCTGGATCAGCCCGGCGGTCAACCACTGCGTCTGTATCTGGCGCACCCGTGGAAACCCTACCGCGATCACGGTCTCGTCCCGCGCCGGGTCGTTCCCCAGCGTGGCGCACGGGCACATCAGCGCGGGCGAGTGCACGAGGGCCAAGTCGAACCCCGGCCCCGTGGCAGCGATCACCAGTGGGAACGTCCCCATCCCGGTAACCACCTCGATCGTGTTCATGCCGGGCAGCTCGGCCTGTCGGACGGCGTGGTAGTTGGTCAGGGCGTAGCCGGGGCGGATCACCACGAGCGAGGCGCCGCCTGTCATGATGCCCTCGCTCGTGCGCTGGAACATCGGGAGCACGTAGTCCCGCGTTACGCTGAACTCGGCCCCTTGCGCATCGCGCGGCCAGAGGAACCACACCGCGAGGAACCCTACCGCGAGCCACGTCCCGATGGCTGCCGCAGCGGCGAAGGCAGCGGCTATTGCACTGAATCGTCTGAACTTGTCGTTGGAATCCATGGGACCTCCCTTCCTACGGTAGACCGGTGCTGTCCACAAAAGTTCCCTGTCCACCATTGGTGGACATCGCGACATAATGGACGGATGTGTCGCGAAAAGCCCGCAATCGCGACACGAAGATGTGGCACGATCGTATCAGGATTTGTCACAATACGTCGGCACTTATAGCGATGTGCCGACATCCTAACCGGAATACTCAGGGCAGTGAGCAATCGGGCGACATACCCTAACTGGGTAGCTGGCTACCCAATTTGGGGTGTCCCCAATTTGGGGACGATCGCACCCAATTTGGGGACGCCGGCAGCCTATGCCCTGCCGCGCCCCGATCGTATGCAGGATATGACCTGCGGCGTCTAGTTTGGCGTATGGTTAGGGGGTCCAACCGGGCTGGACAATTAGAGGGTCTTTCAAACCGCCGGGAGCTTTGAAAGTGTAACGAACTTGACACTTCCTAAAAATGGCCTGTGCTATACGGGGGAGGGAACTGCTGGAACACCGCGCGCGCGTTCCCCCCAGTGGCCCCCCCTAACGAGCGAAAAGAATTCTTTTTTATGGGCGATCGCGGGGTGCCGGTTAGCCGGGCTAACGGGGCGGGGGGAGGGCCGGACCGCCGCGCGAGGTGTCAAGCCCGAGGGCCCGATAGTCTTGATTCTAAAGGGGAAACGGGCTGAGGGCGGGGCAGAACGGGCAGAACATGCGCAGAGGCAGAACGGAAAAA